AAATGGATATTCAAGAACAACATTTATACCCTAGAAAGAATTGGTCTAGTTTAGTTTTATGGAATTGTGGCCACCCATCAAATCAAAAATTAGCCCTTGACAATATCAATGATATGAGTTATGATGGTAAGTACTTTCATCGATTTGGATGGTTAGATGACAGCGAAATTGGAGATATATCATTAGAATGGAATTATTTAGTTGGTTGGTATGAAAACATTGCAACACCTAAAGCACTACACTTTACAGAAGGCGGCCCTTGGTTCAAAGAGTATCGCAATTGTGAATATAGTTTTTTATGGAAAGATGCACTTTTCGAGATGATGAAAAAAGAGAGGAACTTAAAAGCATGAATATATTTGAATTAAATACAGACCCTATTGTGTGTGCAGAAATGCATTGTGATAAGCATGTAGTAAAAATGCCTATCGAGTATGCACAATTGTTAAGTACAACGCATAGAGTTTTAGATGGCCAAGAATATATTGGTCAAACTAAAACAGGTAGAAAAGCAAAACGCTGGAAACTTTTAGACGAAAGAGAAAATCATTTATACAAAGCATCTCACGTTAAACACCCAGACAGTATTTGGTTAAGACAATCTACAGGTAACTATTACAAGTTGTTACAATTATATATTGCACTTTTACAAGAGTTTACTTATAGATATGGTAAGAAACATGGTGCATCTAAACCATCGTTTTGGTTACAAAAAGCACCTAAGAACTTGCCTTATGGGCCTGTTACAGAGTTACCTCAATGTATGCCAGAGGAGTGTAAAACTTCAAATGTTATTGATGCTTATCATAGTTACTATATAAAATATAAAAAGGATTTTGCTACTTGGAAGAATAGAGTGGCACCAGAATGGTATACAAATGGAATTACAACATAAATTAATAGAAATAACAAAAAGATTTACAGACAAAGATATTGAAATGCACTCTCATTTTATTGATGACCTAGACTTTGATAGTTTAACTGCTGTCGAGTTAGTTATGGATATTGAAGAAGAGTTTGGTATCATAATTGAAGAACATGAACAAGAACATTTAATTAATGTTGAAACAACATTACAACTCATTGAACAAAAAATAGAGGAAACAGATAATGCCAACATACATTCTTAGAGATACAAAAACAGATGAACAATTTGAAGAATTTTGTTCTTGGTCAGAATTACAAGAGTTCTTGAAAAAGAATCCTAAATATACACAGGTACCAACGGCAGCTGCATTAGTGGGTGACCATGTTATGGGTGTTGGCCCTAAGATTGATGACGGATTTAAAGAGAACTTATCAAGGATTGCTGAAGCACATCCAACATCAGCACTTGCAGATAGATATGGTTCTAAGAGTACAAAACAAGGTAAAACTCAAGCAGTTTTAAAGAAACACGGACTAATTAAATAAGGAGTTGACAATGGATACTAAAAAAGATTTAATGAGAAAAGCTTTAATTAAACATGCCGAAGGGCAAATTGCAAAACATCAAGTAAATGTAGAAATTTATATGCAAAATGCAGTTGGTGTAGGCGAACATACTGATATACTTGAAAGTGTTGAAAAAGAACTTAACGCAATTGGTAAGTATGCAGAACAAATTGAAGTATTAGAAAAGTATTTCCCAGCTGGTGATGCAGTGGTAAACTTAAATGGCTAAAAAAGAAACAGATGTAAAAGGTAAAGATTTATTATCAATTAAACCAATTGGTGATAATCAAAAAACAGTCTTTGAGACTTGGGATAAAGGAAACAATCAATTTGTTTATGGTGCTGCAGGTACTGGTAAAACATTTATTCTTTTATACAAAGCACTTCAAGATGTTTTAAATCCTGAAACAGAATACGATAGAGTAATTATTGTTCGTTCTCTTATACCTACTAGAGAAATAGGTTTCTTACCTGGTGATGAAGAAGATAAATCAGCATTGTATCAAATCAACTATATGAATATGGTTCGTTTTATGTTTCAACAACCTAATGAACAGGCATTCTCAATGCTCTTTGAAAGACTAAAGAATCAAGGAACATTACACTTTATGTCAACTTCATTTTTAAGAGGGTTGACATTTGACAATTCTATCATTATAGTAGATGAATGTCAAAACTTAAACTTTCATGAGTTAGATACTATTGTTACAAGAGTAGGTCAAAATTCAAAGATTTCTTTTGCAGGTGACTTTTTTCAAACAGACCTAACAAAGTCAAACGAAAGAAATGGTCTTCATGACTTTGTGAGGATTTTAGATAACATGTCATCTTTTAATGTTACTGAATTTAATATTGGTGATATTGTAAGAAGTGGATTTGTTAGAGAGTATTTAATAGAGAAAACAAAGTTAGGTTTTGGAGTAGAACTATGAGCAACTTTAAAAAATGTTTAGAAATTATTTTACATCACGAAGGTGGTTATGTTAATCATCCTAAAGACCCTGGTGGCGAAACTAACTTAGGAGTAACCAAAAGAGTTTATGAAGAATGGGGTGGAGCAAAAGACATGAAAGACTTAACAGTTGATGATGTTGCACCTATCTACGAAAAAAATTATTGGGGTAGAACAAAATGTGAAGACATTGCAGAAGGTTTAGACTTATGCGTATTTGACTTTGCTGTAAATGCTGGCCCAGGTAGAGCTGCTAAATTCTTACAAAAAATTATCGGCACAACTGTTGACGGAGGCATTGGCCCAAATACATTAAGAAAACTACAACTGTATTTAGAAACATGGGGTGTAGAAGATACAATTAAAAAGTACCAAGAAGCAAGACAAGAATATTACGAAGAATTATCTACATTTGATACCTTTGGTAAAGGTTGGACTAGAAGAGTTGATGAAACGACAGAGACAGCAATCAAAATGCTATAAACAAAGGATATATAATGACATTTAATCATGTGGACTTGAAAGAACTACCAGAACTTACTACTGAAACGATTGATAAGAAAAGATACTATGTAACGCCTGAGGGCGAAAAATACCCGTCTATTACAACTGTATTATCAAATAGAAATAAAAAAGGACTATTTGAGTGGCGTAAACGAGTTGGCGAAGAAGTTGCTAACTATGTTGCTAGAACTGCAGCTGCAAGAGGTACAAAAGTTCACCACATGTGTGAAGACTTTTTAAACAATCAAGAATATGATAAAAGTAATTTCTTAGCAACATGTTTGTTTGGTCAATTGAAACCTGTCCTAGAAAAAAGAATTAATAATATACACTTTCAAGAATGTGGTTTATATTCAGATACATTGAAAGTTGCAGGTCGAGTAGATTGTATCGCAGAGTACGATGGTGTTCTATCTATCGTAGATTTTAAAACTTCAAAAAAAGAACGAAACGATGAATACAATGAGAACTATTATATTCAAGCATCAGCATATGCTGAAATGTATGAAGAAAGAACTGGTACACCAATCAATCAAATAGTGATTCTTGTTGTAACAGAGGATGGTACTGTTCAAGAGTTTGTTAAAAATAAAGACCCTAAGTACATTGAAATGTTAAAGGATGTAAGAAATGATTTCGACAGAGTACGGTAAACTTGAAGAATGTTGGATTGGTAGAAGTTATGACCCAAATTCAGTAGAAGATAGTTTTGTTAAAGATATTTTATATGAAACAGAGGAAGACCTTCAGATACTTTCTAATATCTTAACATCATGTAGGGTATATGTTAAAAGACCAGACTATGATTATTCTCATGTTGATATAAAACAGAAACCTCAACTACTTCATGCCAGAGACCATTTACAAGTTATTGGTGGTAAACTTTATGTTGGCCCAAGATATGAAAACTATATAAAAGATTGGGTAGAATTAAATGAAAATCGATTACCTGTTGTAACACTTGATAATTTGTGTGCTCCTAGTATTATTAGAGCAGATAGAGTTGTATTTGATGCAGTCGCAATAGAACCTAAAAGATACGATTGGTTTAAATCAGGCAATCCTGATGTACCTTTTGTTTTCAAACGATTAAGTTGTAGAGAAAAGAATATTGAAAGACATAGTGATGGTGTGTTATGTGTTGTTAAAGAAGGCGTTGTTATTGCCACACATCAAGCAAGAAATTTAGAAGAAGTATTTCCTAATTGGGATATTCTATACTTGGAAGAAAATACAAATGAACTTGGAAAGATGAATAAATCTAAAAAAGATATTGTTTGGTCACCAGACCATATACCAAGTGAGTATAAAGAATGGGTTGGTTATTCGCCTGAAACATTTTTTGATGTCAACTGTTTACAATTAGATAGTAAACATCTTTTTGTTACACGATATAATAAAGTTGTGTTTGATTTCTTAAAAAAACACAATGTAGAACCTATTATTATACCATTTAGACACAGATATTTGTGGGATGGTGGACTGCATTGTATGACATTTGATTACAAAAGAACATAAATAGTAATATGACAACATATTTTTTAATAGGATTTCTATGTTTAGGGCCAATGGGTAACCAATGCATCAATATTGCATCGGGTTTTAAGTATAACAGTCAAGCTTATTGTGAATACGCAAGATATAACTTTTCTAACGAATTATCAGATGTAAATTTAGAGTTATCGTGTATTGAGGCTGAATTGATTGAAAATTACACAGAATGGCGTCCTATGATTTTAGAAGAACAACCACCAATTTAACCCTTGACTTTCACATTCAAGTATGGTATAAATATACTTGAATTCGTTGAAGTTCTGTAAAACGCTATTGAGGACGAGGGGGCAGTACCCTCCACCTCCACCATAGTTTAAACCTCGATTTAGGGGGTGAAATAGGATTGACTAATAGTAAGTATCCTAACCGAGAGTTCATTTTTAAACGCAAACCAATATGAGTATGCAATGGCTGCCTAATTAGGCACCCGGGGTTTAGGGCACCTGGCAACAGAAAGCCCTATAAAAATTATAATGAGATTTATTAACAATAAACATTCTGGCAGTAGCAATGTCAATCAAAATAACAATTCTGATTTTATACTTGGTAGTAGTAGGGAACATGTTAAAGTAAAAGAATTATTTAAACCATTTGCAGATAAAAAAATCGTATGGTGTAATATTGGGCATTCTTTACATTATTATTTACAATACAATCCTACTATTAATGTTAAATTAAAAGATGATGAGTACCTATTTTTATCAAGTTCTCAAGAAATAGATTATATGCCTAGAACTGAAAAGGCATTGATTGAAACTTTATGGGCAAGTGATATAGACCCTAAGAAAGTTTGTGTAGTGAATAATAATCACTTAGGAAAAACTTTAAATATTAAATATGTTTATTGGGAATACTTTGAAACTGCTGTTAGACAATTAGAACATAACGAAATAGATGTTAATAAAAAGACACACAATAAAAAGTTTTTGTGTTTAAATAGAATACTAAGACAACACAGAAAAGATTTTATGTATGCAATGAATGATTTAAATCTTTTAGAACATTTCAACGCTTCATTGTGGGATGATAAATTAAGTTTACGATATGACACAGCAGATAATGATACCAATTGGTGGTATAGTATAAATGAAAAGTTTTCTTATGAAAACACTTTATGGGTTATTACTGAATCTGTTTTTAACAATGATTTAGACTTAACATTTTTAAGTG